TCAGAATGTATCTTATCTGACGTACATCAAGGATATAATGCTGGACTGAGCAGGGCGGTAGAAATCGTGAAAGGCGGTGGAGTTGAATGAGTAAATGGCATGTAAGTGTCGGAATGAGCTTATCAATTGATTATGACGATATTGAAGCCGATACAAAAGAAGAAGCTGAGAAAATAGCAAAAAGTAAAGCATTGGAAGACATTGATTACAACAATTGTGATTGTGATACTGGCTATCCAATAGTGTATTGTTGTCTTGAGGAGGAATTATGAGTAAATCAGTATTAGTGATAGATACGCCAGAATCTTGTGAGGGTTGCTGTATGTTTTGCTATACCTATCACAGATTTCAGTGTTTAATAACTGGTAAAACAATTGAAAATTCAACTGATAGACCTGAGCGGTGTCCAATGCGACCGTTACCAGATAAAATCAAAACACCAAAACTTACAAGCGGTTATGACCTTGGATATAAAGATGGATATGATAAGTGCTTGGCTGAGATTACAGGAGAGGTGAAATAGATGATTGATCTAGCGAATAAATGTGTATTAATCAGAACACATGAAGAGTATGAAAATATTCTGAAAGCAGCAAAAAAACAAGGATATAGATGGTACGGCGGAAAAGAAACGTATCCATATCCCTTTGAAGAGCAGCAGATCCCGGATATATTAAAGTTCTATGGCAATAAAGAACTAACAAGAAATGCCAGCCTTACACTGGGATATGACCTTACACTGGGATATGAATTAGTAGAAGCATCAGACTTAACTGAAAATGAGAAGAAGATCAAAGATGCTATAAACCTTGTCAGAACGTTCGCTAAATACCCAGGCAGAACAGTATTGACGGATACATTCATTGAATCGTTGAAGTTACTTGCAGATACTGTAGAAAGTCAGATGGAAGAGGTGAAATAGATGGAGAGATTAACAGATTATTCAGACGATGAATGCACATATATCATTGGCGTTGGGAATAAAACTTGCGAAGAATTTTGTAAAAACGCAGTAGATGGATGCAAGAATTGCTATATCCAACAAGTGTTTAAAAAACTTGCTGACTATGAAGACTTGGAAGACCAGGGCTTGTTTGTAAGACTGCCGTGTAAGATTGGAGACACGGTTTATAGAGTAAATGCCGGAGCCAAGCAACCGATTATTTCGATGAATGTTAAAGAAATTCATTTTCTCTGTTACAAAAATGAACGTGCTGTAAGGTTTGACGCAATAGGCAAAGAAGATATGGGAGAAAGTTGCTACCGTTTAGAAGATATTGGAAGAATAGTATTTCTCACCCGCGAAGAAGCCGAGAAGAAGTTGGAGGAGATGAAGAAATGAAAGTAAAAGATGTGATAAAGGCAACAAAAATAGAAGGACCTGGGGTAGATATATGTATTAACAAAGTTTTGAATTTTCGCCTCTATGCTTACAATAATGGTAAAGTTGCATGGATGAAACTTCCACAAGACATAGAAAAAAGAATATTGAATTTGAATGTTGATTCTTATAAAATAACATCTTATTCAAAAGAATCAGTTTATGTGAATATTGAGACAACAGACATAAATAAAGACGGGATATTTATTCGAAATTAGCAAATTCGAGAGAATCAGAAAGGATGAAGAAAAATGATTGATAGTTTAATAGCATTTACATTTGGAATAATATTCGGGTCATTTGGCACTATTTTCTTGGTTGCACATTTTAGCGGCAAGCGTAAATAGCAATGAAAAGGAGTGATGATATGCGTACAAGGCAAAAGTCACTTGTTGATTTTGGCGTATATCCAGAAGATATTAACCGTTTAAAGGATATATGCCAGAAAGCTACACCAGAGCAGAGACACGATATTTTACACTGCTGCATAAGCTCTTGCCCGCCGGGGATTGAACTTTTGGTGTATGAATCTATTGTAACAAACAAATCCTATGACCGTATCATGAAAACGAAATACATACCGGCAAAGCGAGACGATTTCTACGCATACAAGCGCAAGGCAATGGCTATGTTTTATGATACTCTAAGAAAACTAAGAGAAATATAATACTACAATTAATATTAAAATGTGGGGACAAATTTTTCTGCCATGTATGGTAATATAGTATATATCTATGACTATATGCCATATGTGGCAGTTTTTTGTTTGGAGGTGAGAACGTGGGAATGCCAATGGGAAAACCACCCATGTATAAAACGGTGGATGAAATTGAAAAAAAAATCGAAAAATATTTTGAGTATTGTAAAGGATATCCTTTAACTGATAGCAAAGGCAAACAAATGTTTAATAAATTCGGGTCTCCCGTTTTTGTAGACGTTCACCCTCCGACCGTTACAGGACTTGCTCTGGCCCTTGGATTTACAAGCAGACAGGCTCTTTTAAACTATCAAGCAAAACCAGAGTTTGTTGACACGATTACGCGCGCGAAAGCAAGAGTAGAACAGTATGCAGAAGAACGACTGTTTGATCGTGATGGTTCCAATGGTGCTCAGTTTAGTCTTAGAAACAACTTCAAGGGTTGGGACGCTGACAAGAAAAATGATGATTTCGGAGACGGAAAGATTACGATTGTGAACAATATTCCAAGACCGGAGAAACAGGATGGAAAGTAACGCTATCAAACTGAATGAGATTGTGGCACCAGCATTTTACAATGTGTTTTGGGATATTTTAGATGGTAAACACACTTACTATGATCTGTACGGTGGACGTGGATCCACAAAATCATCTTTTGTAGGCGGCATGATTCCGTTTCAGATGATGCAGGATGCAGAGAATGGCTTAATGTCAAATGCTGTAATCTTTCGGAAAGTCGGTAATACGCTCAGAGAATCTGTGTATGAACAGATCGCATGGGGAATTGATGCGCTTGGAGCAAGTGATTTATGGGCTGACAGTTTAAGTCCTATGCAATATGTGTATAAGCCAACAGGACAAAAGATCATATTCAGAGGACTGGATAAAGCTAAGAAAACAAAGTCCATAAAAGTAAAAAAAGGATATTTCAAGTACCTTTGGTTTGAGGAGCTTGATGAGTTTGCCGGAATTGAAGAAATCCGTACAGTTCAACAGTCTGTACTTCGTGGTGGAAGCAAATTTGAAGTATTTAAGACATTTAATCCACCGATCAGCCGGAGCAACTGGGCGAACGTGTATGTGGAGGAACCGAGAGTTGACAGCTACAGACACAAGAGCGATTATAGATCAGTTCCTGTTGAATGGCTTGGTCAGCAATTTATTGATGATGCAGAGCATCTGAAGAAAACAAATCAGAGAGCTTACGACCATGAATATCTCGGTCTTCCTGTTGGACTTGGAACAAATATTTTCGAACTGTTAGAAATTCGAAAAATTACAGATGAAGAGATTCAGAGCTTTCAAAGTATCTACCAGGGACAGGACTGGGGGTGGTATCCAGATCCTAAAGCATTTCTCCGTGTAGCTTATGTTCCTAATCAGGAAAAAGTTTTTTTATTAGACGAACTTGGAGGCTCCAAGATAAGAAACAAGGAAATGGCTAACCAGATAAAGAAAAAAGGATATGATGATTATTCAATATCTTGCGGAGTTGATGAAGAAGAAAGCATTATTGACTTCCGAGATGCAGGGCTTCCAGCACGTAGGGCCATTGTTACACCGGGAAGCCGCAAATATACTTTTGAGTGGTTACAGTGCCGAACATTAGTCATTGATCCGGCACGAACGCCTAGAGCATACAAGGAAATTATCAATTATGAGCATGAAGTAGATAGCAATGGAGAAGTGATTGCAGATTATCCAGATGGCAACGATCACTGGATAGATTCTCTCAGATACGCAACCAGTCCATTGTCGATGAGAAGGGGGCACAGTGCATAAAATGTTAGATAGGTACTTTTCAGATAAAATAAATAAATTCTTAAGCGTCGGTTTAAAAATATATGGATCATCTGACATTAACGAAATCTTAAAAGTTGTAGAATATGAAGACATTATTGTGCGAGATACTTCTGTAAGATGGATGGATTTTAAAAGGTAGATTAAATGGGACTTATAACAACACTGAAAAGGTGGTTTAACATGATTTTTAAAAAGCAAGCCGAAGAGGACTTTAATATCCAGGCGGCAGAGTTTCCAGAAATGGAATCACTGATTAATAAATGTGCGAACATATATCGAGGCGTTCCATACTGGCTAGATGATAAGAATAACATCAAGACGATTAATTTTGCTAAATCTGTGTGTTCTGAGACTGCCAGACTTGCAACACTGGCGATTGGCATTCAGATTGACGGTTCCGCAAGGGCTACGTGGCTACAGGAGCAGATAGACAAGGTATATTTCCAAATCCGGCACTGGGTAGAATATGGCTGTGCTTACGGAACCGTGTTCATTAAGCCGAACGGTGAGAGCCTTGACGTATTTACACCGGCTGATGCGATGATTGTAGATTACGACAATCAAGAAATTAAAGGGATTATATTCAAGGACTCTTATACGGTTGGACGGAAATACTACACAAGGCTCGAATATCATAGATTTGTCGAGACCACCGTGGACGGAGTGACAACCTATCCGTACTATGTATCTAATAGAGCCTATGTGTCGAAATCTCCTCAGTCAATCGGTGACAGAATCGACCTCAAACAGACCAAATGGGCTGACCTCATGGCAGACACTCCGCCGATTCTTAAGGCGAACGGTGAGAAGCTGGACGGGCCTCTGTACGGAGTACTGCGGACACCGCAGGCGAATAACGTGGATATTAACGCACCATTGGGTTTGCCAATATTTGCCGAAGCCATTGAGGAGTTAAAAGACCTCGATATTGCATACAGCAGAAATGCAAAAGAAATCCTTGATTCTAAGCGGACTGTTCTAGCAGATGACAGATTGTTGATGCCGAGTGGATCACCAGTAGCAGCTATGACACCGCAGGCCATGGAGCACAGATGCAAAGAAATGAGCTTGCCGGATTATGTGAAAAATGTATTCGGACAGGATGAAAAAGAGTTTTATCAAGAAATCAATCCGATTCTCAACACAGATACCCGTATAAGCGGCATAAACGCTCTTTTAAGCCAGTTGGGATATAAGATTGGATTCTCTAACGGATACTTTGTTTTTAACGAATCTAGTGGCATTCAGACAGCTACAGGAGTGGAAGCGGAACAGCAGAGGACAGTACAGTTCGTCAAAGATGTAAGGGATAAGTTAGAGTCTTGCCTAGATGAAGTTATTTACGCATTGAACGTTTACGCTGATCTGTACGGACTTGCACCTGTTGGAGCCTATAAAGTAAATTATGACTTTGGCGATATTCTGTATGTGCGTGAAAACGACCGTGCAAGATGGTGGCAGTATGTGACAACTGGTAAAGTTCCTGCATGGATGTACTTTGTAAAGTTTGAAGGATTCAGTGAAGAGGATGCGAAAACTCTCGCAGATGAAGCGAATAAGGAAAACAAAGCAAGCGGATTATTTGGGGATGAATAGCCTATGAAGATCAATAATCATGTTGGAAATGTACATATCAAATTCGATACAAAGCGAATTGACAGCAATTTGAAAGAAGCGCAAGCGAAACTGAACATGCAGATTGTAGCGGACTGCGAGCCTTATGTACCTTTCCAGCAAGGAGCATTGAGAAGTAGCGTAAGATACCCGCAGGGAATTGACGGTGGCGAGATTGAATATAATACTCCTTACGCTCATTATCTGTACACGGGCGAGGTATATGGTCCGAATATTCCGCTCAAGGATGCACAAGGCAATATTATCGGATGGACATCTCCACCTAAAAAATCACCCACAGGGAGAAGATTACAATACCATACACCAGGAACGTCCGATCACTGGTTTGATCGTGCTAAGCAGGAACATCTATCTGATTGGGTGCGGCTTGTAAAAGAAACGGCAGGTGGTAAATAATGCTTCCACCAGAGTATTTCCACGGAAAAGAAAAAAGGATCCTTGTGATTTATCAGGAACTGGAAGATTTCATTATGACGGATATTTCCCGGCGCATTCTACAGACTGGCGGTATGACTGCCACAGCTGATCGGCTTATCTGGAAGCTCACGCAAATGGGAGAAAGCAGAGCCGCCATTGAACAGAAACTGCAGAAGCTTACAAAAATGACACAGCCAGAGCTTAGACGGATCCTGCAAAATGCCGTGATGACATCTTGGGATAATGATAAAGATATCCTTTTAGGGATTGACGAGAATATAAGTCCGCCATTGCAAAATCCAGAAGTCATTGCTGTGATGGACGCAGAATTTAAAAAGACATTAGGAGAGCTTAGCAACCTGAGTAGGACTACCATAAATCAATCTCAGCGTGATCTAATTAATCTGCTGGACAAAGCCGAAATCCGTGTTTCTTCCGGCGTGCAATCTTACACCTCTGCAATTTGTGATGTGTTGGACAATTATGCCAAAAAAGGAATTATGGTGGATTATCCAACAAGCGGTGCAAAAAGAACCCTTGAAGCAGCTGTGAGGTGCTGCGTAGTAACAAGTATGAACCAGACAGCGGCGCAGATCACTAATCAGTATATTGTGCAGGAAAAGACAAATTACGTCCTCGTATCAGCCCATCTGGGAGCTAGAACAGCACAGAAAGGACAGACTCCTTGCGGAGATCATTCGTCCTGGCAGGGAAAACCTTACTCAATAGTTGGATCGGAACCGGGATATCCAAATCTTTTGGAGAGTACCGGATATGATATAAGTCCGAAAACCGGACAAGGAACCGTTGTGGATCCGCACGGACTGCATGGGTGGAATTGCAAGCATAGTCACCAACCATGGGCAAAAGGATTGCGGAATCCCTGGGCAGACGAGCACAAGATTGATTCTGAAGAGAATAAGAAGATCTACGAAGATACCCAGAAGCAGCGAGCTATG